AGTGGGGTTTGCAGCAACGCCAGGAACAAACACAGTTGCAACATTACCGGCACCAGCTGGAGGTTGTACAGTGGCTACATTCACGGTTTCTGGAGACCTTACAGTTAGCTAATTATTTACTCTTTACAAATCCTATAAAAATTATTATATAGTATTTAGAAATGAACTTACAGAATTACTACTACTATTTTCAAAGTGCACTCACACCTAGATTTTGTGATGAGTTAATTAAATATGGAATTTCTCAACAAGAGCAATTAGCACTTACAGGTGGTCAAACAGATAAAGTTAATAAAGGAAAACCACTTGATGATAAAGATATAATAGATTTAAAAAAGAAAAGAGATTCAAATATAGTTTGGTTAAATGATAGATGGATATACAAAGAAATTCAACCATTTATACATCAAGCAAATAAATTAGCAGGATGGAATTTTGATTGGGATTTTTCAGAAAGCTGTCAATTTACAAAATATAAATTAAACCAATTTTACGACTGGCACTGCGACTCTTGGGAGTCTGCATATGCAAATAAAGATAATCCAGATACATTTGGTAAAATAAGAAAGTTATCCGTTACTTGTAGTTTGTCAGCACCAGAAGATTATGAAGGTGGTGAATTAGAATTTGATTTTAGAAATATGGATCCTGATAAACCAACTGTTAGGAAGTGTGCAGAAATATCGCCACGTGGAAGTATAGTAGTATTTCCTTCTCACGTGTGGCATAGAGTTAAACCAGTAACAAAAGGAACAAGATATTCATTGGTTATTTGGAACCTTGGATATCCATTTAGATAATATGGCAAAAACAGATCAATTAAATTCATCAATTTATTTTAGTTCACCGGTATATTCTATTGAAGTACCTGAATGGGTAGATGATGCAAATAAAGTTTGTGATAAATATATAAAAGATGCAAAAAAGAATAATGCTAAAGCAATTAAAGAACGTGAAAAGAAATTTGGTAAAAAAATAGGAGATCATGGAATGAGTTATCATTCAACATCTCTTGTTGGTGATCCTGCTTTAAAAGAATTACAAGATTATATTGGTTCAACAAGTTGGAATGTTTTAGATCATATGGGTTATAACTTAACTAATTATGAATTATTTTGGACGGAGTTTTGGGTACAGGAATTTGGTGAAAAAGGAGGTGGTCATCATGAGGGACATATTCATTACGATAATCATATATCTGGCTTTTACTTTTTAAAGTGCTCTGATAAAACTTCAATGCCAGTATTTCACGATCCAAGACCTGCTAAACTTATTACACAGTTACCATTAAAGAATGAAACTGAAATAACATTAGGAACTCATCAAATTCATTACAGACCAAAACCAGGAACGATGATATTCTTCCCTGCTTATATGGAACATCAATATGTAGTGGATGATGGTGTAGAACCATTTAGATTTATTCATTTTAATCTACAAGCTGTTAGAAAAATGATTACAGATACTGTAAGAGTACAAACAAAAGAAGAAAACAAAAAGGAGAAAAAATGAGTTTTAAAAAAGATAAATATGTAGTTATTAAAGAAGCAATATCAGAGGATCTTGCAAAGTTTTGTTATGATTATTTCATGATGAAGAAGCAGGTCGCGCGCACGATGTTTGATAATAAATATATTTCACAATTTACTGAATACTTTGGTGTATGGAATGATCAACAAGTTCCAGATACCTATTCACATTATTCTGACATTGTAATGGAAACATTACTTGTCAAATTACTTCCAGTAATGGAAAAAGAGACATCTCTTAAATTAAACCCCAATTATTCTTATGCTAGGATTTATAAAAAAGGAGATGTCTTACATAAACACAAGGATAGATTTTCATGCGAAATTTCTACAACTATGCATTTAGGTGGTGGTTGTTGGCCAATATATTTAGAACCAGATGCATCATTAGGTGGTGTTGATGAAAAGACAGGTAATTACAAAGCATCAAAATCTAAAGGTGTTAAAGTAATGTTACAACCTGGTGATATGTTAGTGTATCGTGGAAATGAATTAGAGCATTGGAGAGATAAATTATCTTTTGATGACTGTGGTCAAGTATTCTTACATTACAATAATGTTGAAACTAAAGGATCTAAAGAAAATATATACGATCGTAGACCTCATTTAGGACTTCCCGCTTGGTTTAAAAAGTGATATAGAATCCTCTTACTAGAGGAGTTTACCACCAATTCTACCTCAAGCTCCTCTGGTATTTACTGAATTTATAAATATAATGAGGATTTATGCCATTAAAAAAGATACCAATTAAAGCCGGATTTAATAAACAAGACACAGCAACAGCTGCTGAAAGTCAATGGATAGACGGAGATTTTGTACGCTTTCGTTATGGTAACCCTGAGAAAATAGGCGGTTGGCAAGAGCTTGTAGATAATACCTTAGCTGGACCTGCAAGAGATCAATTAACTTGGACAGATTTACAAGGTCAAAAATATGCAGCTATTGGAACTAGTAAATTATTAGTTGTTTATTATGAAGGAGCTTTTTATGATATTACTCCTTTTGACACAGCTCTAACATCTTGTACTCTCACTTCAACAACAGGATCTGCAACAGTTACTGTTAATAAAGCTTTACATGATTTAAAAGTTGGTGATTATTTTAAATTCACTTCTGTATCTTTACCAGGAGGCGGGGTTACTACTTTCACAAATGCTAATTTTACAACAAATGTATTTGAAATAATTACTGTACCTACTCCTAATACATTTACAATAACAATGCCTGTACAAGAAGCGGGAACAGGAATGACGGCTCAGGGAACAGTGACAGTTAGTCCTTATGTTAATATAGGTAATCCTTTTCAAACATATGGATTTGGTTGGGGAACAGGAACATACGGTGGAACAGTTAATGATGTTTTTACCACTTTAAATGAAACACTAGATTCATCCGAAACAGACGTTACTTTAACTTCAGTAACCGGTTTTCCAGCTACTGGACTCGTTAAAATAGACAATGAATTAATTTCTTATACTTCAATTGTAGGGAATGATTTATTAGGTTGTGTAAGAGGAGCTGAAGGAACAACAGCTGTTTCACATACTAATGGCACAACTGTTTATGATGCTACTTCATTTATAGGTTGGGGAGATGCTAGTTCCGCAACAACATTAAAACTGGCTGCTGGTACATGGTCTTTAGATAACTACGGTCAAATATTAATAGCAACCATTGGTAATGGTAAAACATATACTTGGGATCCCTCTGCCGTAACTCCTTTTGAAACTAGAGCAGTTGTAATGTCTGGGGCACCTACAGCTTCTATTATGACAATAGTTTCAGATAGAGATAGACACGTATTTCATTTAGGAACTGAAGAAACTATAGGAAGTCCAACAACACAAGATCCAATGTTAATAAGGTTTTCTAATCAAGAAGATTTTAATACTTATGCTCCAACTTCAACTAATACAGCAGGATCATTTAGATTAGATACTGGAAATACAATTATAGGAGCCATACAAGGAAAGGATTATATTCTTGTTTTAACAGATGCTGCTGCATATGTTATTAAATTTGTTGGTTCTCCATTTACATTCAGTTTACAACAAGTAGGTACAAACTGCGGTTGTATTGGTCAGCATGCTATTGTTTATATACAAGGAGCAGTTTTCTGGATGGGATATGGAGGAGGATTCTTTGTTTACGATGGAACAGTTAAACAGTTGCCTTCTTTAGTAGAAGACTTTGTATTTACAACAAAAGGAGGAAATCCTGGAATTAACTATACTGCTGGAGGAATAGTGTATGCTTCTCATAATAGTTTATTTAACGAAGTTATTTGGTTCTATCCAACAAATACTTCTGCACAAATAGATAGGTCTGTTGTTTATAATTACAATGAACAAGTTTGGACAACAATGTCTCTTGCAAGATCAACTTATGAAGATGCAGTCGTTTATGATGTTCCATATGCTACACAATATTTAACAACAGCTACACCAAACTTTCCTACAATTAATGGAGTTACAAATACTTTCGGAGGAACCGATTATTATGAACACGAAGTTGGAACTAATCAAAGTGATTTCTATGGAAACGATACCGCTATTTCAGCTTTTATAAGATCAGGTGATTTTGATTTAGATATAGATGGAGATGGTGAATATATTATGAGAGTGAAAAGATTCGTTCCTGATTTTAAAGTATTAGAAGGTAATGCAAAAGTTACTTTGTTTTTAAGAGACTATCCAGCTGATACTGCGGTTAGTTCTCAATTAGGTCCCTTTACCATTAACTCAAGCACCGAAAAGATTGACACAAGGGCAAGAAATAGGTTAATGAGTATTAAAATAGAAAATGATGCTGTAAATGAAACTTGGCGCTACGGCTTATTTAGAATAGATGTATACCCAGATGGAAGAAGATAATGGCTAGAATAACAGCTTCAATTCCAGAACCAACAGATACATATTCTCCGGATAATCAAAGACAAGTTTTACAAGCATTAGACACTATTAAAACTCAACTTAACACTTCTTTTCAACAAGATTTAAGGAACGAACAATTGGCTTTTACACAATTTTTATATGGCACACCAGGATCACTTTGCTCAACGGGAACAAATTCTAATCCTACAGTCATAGTTCCTGGAGGCAATAGCGTAGATGCTTTTGGAAGATTAAGAGTTTCTAATCCTCTCACTATCTTTGACAGTAAAAATATAATGTCACAGAATAATTTATTTGATCCATCAACTGCAAATGGTGGAAGTGTTACTTATACAGCTAATAAATCTACAGTTAATTTAAATGTAACAGAAGCAGCTGGATCTAAAACAATAAGACAATCTAAAAGAGTTATGTCTTATCAACCTGGTAAGTCATTGCTTATTTTTAATACATTTGTAATGAATACTTTGACTGCAAACTTAAAACAAAAGGTAGGTTTGTTTGATGCTAATAATGGAATATTTTTTACAGCGGATGGAACAACACTTAAAATAGTAAGACGAACTTATACATCAGGCGCAGCAGTTGATACTGAAATATCACAATCTAGTTGGAATGGAGATAAGTTAAATGGAACAGGTTCTAGTGGATTTACATTAGATCCAGCTACATCAAATATATTATTTATAGATATTGAATGGTTAGGGGTAGGATCTGTTAGAGTTGGATTTGTTATTAATGGTCAATTAATTACAGCACATACTTTTAATAATGCTAATAGTTTAACAACTGTTTATATGCAAACAGCCAATCTTCCAATTCGCTATGAAATTGAAAGAGCTGGAACATTAACAGCGGGTACTTATACATTACAACAAATCTGTTCTTCTTGTATTTCTGAAGGTGGTTATTCTCCATCGGGTGTTAAGCAAATGGTTGGAACCACTGCTATTGCAGGCTCAAGATTACCAACTGCGGATACTTTTTATTCTATAGGAACTATAAGAATAAAATCAGGAAGACCTTATGCAGTTATTATTCCAGCTGGATATACTGTAGCAGGTTTAGAAACAACAGATTTTCAAGTTGGTTTATTTAAAGGAGTTACACTTGCAAGTGGATCATTTAGTTATTCAAGTTTTAGTGATAATGTAGAATATGATTTAACAGTTAGAGAATTATCAGCAACTGGAACACAGCTTTCAAGTAATTTTATTTCTGGAAGAGATTCTCCTGTTGCAACATTTGGAGAGGGTATTCCATTTGATTATCAAATAGGTCAAACAATTGGTGGAACATCTGAAGTAATAACTTTAGCAGCAAAAGCTACTACTAATAATGATGATATAGCTTTTACGATAGAATGGTATGATTTAACATAATGTCTATATTTTATAAAAATCAAGGTTTTAATTTAAATACAACAAACAACACGATAGTGTTAACTATTGATTCTCAATCCAGAGCATTAGTAAAAAATGTATCTATTACAAATTATTCTGCACAACATATAGACGTTGTAGCTTCTGTAAACGATAGTTCTGCTTCAACTGATTATGAATTTTTTAATGGAGAAATACCGCCCGATTGTACAATTAATGCAGCAGGAACATTATTGATTTTAGAAGAATCAGATGCTATTAAAATACAAGCAGAAACTAGTAATAGTATTCAAGGTGTAATATCATATGCACTGTTAAACAGAACACAAGAAAATGGCTAGAAAAATAAATATAGGAAATGGTCAGTTTATAAAACAGACTAATAAAAAAAGACCAGGTAGACATAGTAAGAAAAGAAATGTTAAAAAACCACATAAGAAAGAATATGTTGGACAAGGAAGAGTCTAAGATATATATTTAAATTATGAAATTAGAAGAACAAAAAATTATTGGTTATCAAATTATAGATGGTAAAGAGGTTCCAATTATTAATTGTCCAACAGAAATTACTATAAAAAATAAAGTAACAGGAACTGTTTACGAATCTGAAGATCAAGTAAAAGCTGATATTGAAGACCCTAATACACCAACAAAAGAAGAACACATACAACGAGATGTAAAAATAACTGTAGCTAGATTAGATATATTTGGAAGCACACAATAGAATTTATGAATGAGAAAAAATCGCTGTTTGTGGCAACCCCTTGCCATTCATCAGTAACAATACATTACCACAAGTCTATGATTGAGTTGTGTAAATTTAGTATGCAGAACAACATAGATAGTTCTTTTTACATAATTAAATCCTCTTTAGTTACTCAAGGAAGAAACCTTTGTGTAAATGCTTTTTTAGACACTAAAGCTGAAAACTTTCTTTTTGTTGACGCTGATATAGAAGTTACTCCCGAATCTATTAAAAAACTATTAGATTGTGAACATGATGTATCTATTATTCCTTACACTTTAAAAAACATTGATTGGGAAAAATTAAAAGCACAAATAAAAGTAAAACCAAATTTACCATTATCCGTACTTGGAATGGGTTATCCTATTCATATAGAAAAAATGCAAGATATAACCTGCACTAAAGGATTTATAGAAATTGAAAGAGGAACCACAGGATGTATGATGATTAAAAGAAGAGTTTTTGAAAAGATGATTAAAGAATATCCTCAATTAAAAATACATCAAGAAAGTTTATTTAATGGAGAAATGAAGAAACATAATAATTTATATAATTTTTTTGATACTTACTTTGATTCTGAAAAAGGAGTTTATTTAGGAGAAGATTTTTATTTTTGTGAACTATGGAGAAATATGGGTGGTAAAATACATGCTTTAATTACAGACTATATTGTACACTATGGCGAACACGGTTTTACAGGTAGATTATTAGATGAGGTAAATATACATTCATGAATCCATTAGGCGGAACAGAATTACAAATGAATGAGTTGGTAAAAAGACTACCAAAACATTATTGGGATAAAGTACAAATTACAACTTCAGTACCGGAAAAAGAACCTTTAGCAAAAGACAAGGTAAACATACTTTGGCAAAAGAATTCCTATGATCAAGGTAATTTATCACCATGGTTTAAGAACAAAGACAACCATAAGAAATATGATTGGTATGTTTTTAATTCTCACTGGAACTATGAAAAGTTTAGAATATATTTTGATATACCAACAGATCGTTCTGTTGTTATTAAAAACGCAATCCCTACAACAAAATGGGTAAAAAGAGATCCTTATAAAAAAGGCGATCCTATAAAATTAATTCATGTATCCACTCCTTGGAGAGGATTAAATGTTTTATTAGGTGCCATGCAGCTTGTTAAAAATCCTTTAATTACTTTGGACTTATATAGTTCCACACAGGTTTATGGAACAAGCTTCATGGAACAAAATGATGATCGTTATAAACCTTTGTATGAACAAGCTAAAAGTTTAAAAAATGTAAACTATATTGGTTACAAACCAAATCATGAAGTTATAGATGCAATGCAGTATACACATATATTTGCATACCCTAGTGTTTGGGAAGAAACTTTTTGTATATCTGCGATAGAATCAATGGCTGCTGGTAACATGGCGGTTGTTACAAATTTTGGAGCATTATATGAAACTTGCGCAGAATTTGCTCATTATGTTAATTACGATAAAGATTTTAAATCTTTAGCTAGAAAATATGCAATTGCTTTAGATTTTATAGCAGACAATTTACATGAAGATAAAATGCAAGAACGTTTACAAGCACAAACGAATTTCTATAGAGAATATTATAACTGGGATCTTCGTGTAGGAGAATGGATTAGTCTACTTGACCAAGCCATTAAAATGAAATGAATAACGAAACAATAATAGATTTTTCAGTTCCAGAAAAAGATAAAGGTTTAGAAGGAGTTAAGTTATTTGTAAGCTCTCCAACTTATGGGCATGTAAGTATGTATTACTTAAGAGCTTTATTAGAATTACAATCTTATTGTAATAAATTAAAGCTTCCTATTATGTTTCATATTTTGCAATCTTCTTTAGTTACGCAAGGAAGAAATCAATGTGTGTCTTCTTTCTTAGATAGTCCATGCACTCATATGTTGTTCATAGATGCTGATATAGAGTTTGATGAAAAATCTGTTGTTACTATGATAAAAGCAGATAAAGATATTGTTCTAACTCCTTATCCAATGAAGTTTATAGATTGGGATAAAGCAGAACAATTAAGAGAACAATCTAAAAGACCTTTAAAAGATTCTGGTTATTACTTCCCAATTAAAATGATTGACCCTGATAACATCGTTGTTGAAAATGGTTTATGTGAAATCAAAGCTGGGCCAACTGGTTTTATGTTGATTAAAAGACAAGTATTTGATAAGATGATAAAAGAATATCCACATCTTAAAATTGAACAAAAAACAATGTTAAATTCTAAGCCAATGGATTACACTAATATGTATAACTTTTTTGATACATATTATAACCCTGAAGATAAAAGCTTTATGGGTGAAGATTTTGCCTTCTGTAAGCGATGGAAAGACATCGGTGGTAAGATATATGCTAATACTGATGCTTATATCACTCATCATGGAGACTATGCTTATAAAGGAAGATTTATTGACGAAGCCGCAAAAATTGAGTAAAGTCCTAACTTTGGCGTAAATAAACGAGCCTTGCCTACTCGCTCTTATTGTATTTAAAATAAACGTAAATAAACGCTATGCAAGGAATTGAAAGTATTACATTAAAGTTCGTAAAAAGCCCTAAAGAATTAATTTCCTCTCCAGGATATAATCAAGGCGGAATAGTTCAAAGCTATGGTTTTGGTAGTTTTGTATCAAGTGCTTTTAAATCAGTTGGAAAGGTTGTTAAAGGCGCTGTTGATGTAGCTAAGAAAGTTGCGCCTATCGCTTTACCAATAGCAGCCGCTGCTTTTGGTGTACCATTTTTAGGACCAGCATTTGGTGCTGGAACATTTGGAGCCGCTGCATTAGGTGGTGGACTTGGAACTTTAATAGGTGGTGGATCTGTAAAAGATGCACTTAAATCTGCAGCATTGTCTGGATCATTAGCTGGATTAGGTAGCGTTGCACGAGGTGGAGAATTTTTTGGAAGTGGGATAGCTGCACCAACATCATCACTTGGTGCTTACTTTGGACAAACTCCTTTTGGTGCCGCACCTGTAGGAGCGGATCAAATAAGTGGAGCTGAAAGAGTTGCTTTAGGTTTAGGAGATCCTAAGGTTGTACAACCAACAACATTTTTAGGAAGAACTGGAGATCTATTAGGAAAAGGATTAGGAGCAGCTAAAGATTTTATAATTAAAAATCCAATAGAATCTACTGTAGGAGCATTAGGAATTGGAACGGCTTTAGGAACACAAATGACTCCTGAACAACAACAAGCGGAAGCATTAAAAACTAATCTTAGATTACCTTTACCAGGTACATTAGGAAGAGAATATATTGTACAAGGATTACCAGGAGTTAATTATGATCCATATGGAAGAATAGTTCAACAACAACCTTTAGCTGGATTACCAACAGCAGCAACGGGTGGATCTAAAGAAGACATTCAAAATTTCCCAAGAAAGACTGGACAAATATCAGGACCTGGAACAGGGACAAGTGATAGTATTCCTGCTATGTTATCTGATGGAGAATTTGTAATGACTAAACGAGCAGTAGCTGCAGCGGGTGGCGGATCTATTAGAAAAGGTGCAAAACAAATGTATACACTAATGCGTGGTTTAGAAAATAAAGGTAAACAATTAGGAATAGGTAGAGCATAATGGCTGATGTAACAACAACCGAATATATAACAAGGCAGGCCCCTGGAATAGAGGCCTATAAACTTGGACTACTAGAAAGCTCTAAAGCTTTAGCAGATAAACCAAGACAACTTCCAGGTTTTGAAGCCGCAGCTTTAACTCCACAACAACAGCAAGCTATTCAATTAGGTCAAGCAGGTATTGGTGGCTATCAACCTTTCCTACAACAAGCAGGTCAAACATTACAACAAGGTATTGGACAATTAGGGGGAGTTGGTCAAGCTCCTACTCAACAAGATTTAGCTCAATATTTAAATCCATATCAACAACAAGTTATTGATGAAATAAATAGACAAGCGGAACAAAAACAAATTCAAGCAAGAGGACAAGCAGTTCAAGCGGGCGCTTTTGGCGGAGGCCGTGAAGGTGTATTAATGGGAGAATTAGAAAGAGCAAGATTAGGACAAGTTGGACTTGCTCAACAATCTGGATTTGATACTGCTTTAAAAGCTTTTCAAAATCAACAATTACAACAATTACAAGCAGCACAAGGTTTAGGATCATTAGGAAGTATGCAAGCAGGACTTGGTACTTCTACACAACAACTAGGAATTACTGATATTAATACTTTATTAGGATTAGGTGGTATTGGACAACAACAAGCTCAAAAAGAAATTGAAGCTAGAAGATCTACACAATTACAAGCTGCTCAAGAACCTTTTGGAAGATTAGGTTTTTTATCTGATATTTATGCAGGTGCTCCAACAGCACAACAAACTTCTCAACAAACAATCGCTCCAAGTACCAGCCCGCTATTACAAGCCGCAGGATTAGGTATTGCAGGATTAGGTGCTTTTGGAACAGCTAAACAAGCAGGACTATTTTAATGTTGACTGATGTATTAAGACGACCAATGTTTATGCAAGAAGGAGGCATGACAATGCCTATGCCTAT